ATAACACGTTGCTCCTTATCGAAGTTAGGTCCGAACATGTCAGAAGCTACAGCGTCGTGCAAGTCTTTACCATCAAGGTAAACCTGAGTTAACCATTCGTCACCTGAAAGCAGTGCGAGTACTCGAAGCTCCGCCTGGCTGTAGTCCAGCTGAAGCAAGATCTTGCCGGGAGTTGCACACATAAGGTTTTTGATTCTCTTGTCACGAGGAATGTTCTGCATGTTAGGATTTGAGGAACTCAGACGACCTGTTTCTGTTCCATGTAGATTAAACGTACCGCGAATTCGGAAGTCGCGACACATTGCTTCTCTAAAGCCCTGAACATAGGTATCCATGTACTTACTACCTTTGCGAACGACGCCAATAGCTTCCAGAAAGTCCTTAGCAATCGGATTCGTGATAACGCCATTCTCAACTTCTTCAAGCAGCATATCCATCGTAGCTGCGTCGGTAGAAGGTACAGGATATCCAAGTACTTCTTCAAGCATCCACTTCAGCTGCTTCGGAGACTTAATATTGAACTTCTCATTAGGTTTAACCTTGGCCTTGGTCTTCTCTGCATACGCGAGAGGATTCCAAATACGTGCAGCTACCTCGTCGAGATGCTTTCCAGCTTTATCAAGGTCCTTCTCAAGCTCGTATTCCAAATCCTCGAGATAATCAACATCTATGCGCATACCTGCGAGTTCTACGCGCATATACACGTTAGATGCTTCGATAAGCTTGCGATAGATAAAATCTGCATCCTTTCTTCCAATGCGCGTAAAAACGCGTTTTAAGCGCCTTGTAGCAATGCAATCTCGCTGCATATAAGGAATTAATACACTGGTCGGAATGTAGTCATACATGAAGTCGGCCAACTTAACCTTATTGGCTCTACACCATTCCTTCTTGATTCTATCGAGCTCGTCGTCCCAAGCAGGTGCCTGGAGATACAGCTGACCAAGATCCTTCAAGCCGTGCGTACCACGCTTCTCATTGATTGCACAGTAGTGCATCAGCATCGTATCGTCATCGATACGCGCATCGAGGTTGCACAGATACTTCAAGCGACCACAGTCGAACTTTCCGTTGTGCCAGATGAAGTTGATGCCAGGATCCTGCAACAGCTCCTGCAGGGCCTGATAAATCACGTAGATCATACTAGGTGAAAGAGGCTCGCCTTCGTATCGAGTTCCCGGAATAGGAATGTTATATAAAGCATAACAGGTATTGTCATCAGTTGCGAAGCCGATGGACAGAAGCTTATTGTCTTCCCATTCGACGCGACGTGTCTCTATATCCACTGCTACGTCTCCCTGCGCAACTTTCCGCACTTCTGCGATCATCGCCAGGATGCTTTCAGGGTCAGACGCTTCGTAAAGGTTAAGGTTCTCCCAATCATACTCCGGAGCATCCTGCTCACTGTATGCAAAGGCTGTAATAGCCTCAACAGTCTTGTCAAGCATCATCATGTTACTCTTTACGTAGTTAAGCGGGGGAATAACTAACGTGTTGGTTGCATGTATAATCTTAAACCAAGAAAACTGGTCATGAGAACTCTTAACTTGTTTGTCTTCAGGAAAGTCAGGGCATATAGCCCTGACCAATCTGTTTACTTCGGGAGTCATCATTTCTTAATCCTCCTTGAATTATCCGTAAGATTAAAGTTACCATAATTGATAACATCATTCTCTAGGTCGACAGTATACCCATCAGGGCGTACACCGTCTGCACGCATGCCATGCTTTGCCATATACCCAAGAAGTACTGTATCACAAGAACGAATAGCGTCAATGCGGTTGTATTCATTGAATTCACTCGTCGAATACCACAGACCTAAGAGATGGTGCGGTTTTTTGTCCAGCTCACAGAGCTCATTAACGAAATGAGGTCTTCCCTGAGGATGTTTCTTCGCAAGTACCTTAGGAATACCTACTACATCCACATAAGGATTATCCAACAGGAATTTGTAGCACTCGTACCATTCCTTCTCGTCCTTGCCCTGCGCAACAGCCATGATCTTGTAAGGGAATTTACCATCAGGATAAATATCAAGCAGCTCCTGAATAGCCGCTTTAGTTGCGCGAATAGTCGCAGGGCCGTCGCAGAACACATCGGGAAGAATAATTTCATCTGCATCAATGTGTGCAGCTGCATCAAGTACTCTCTGCAACTCAACTGAGCCACCAAGCTCTATAAGGCTGTTGTCAAGGATCTTATAACCCTTAACCTCTCTTGCAAACTTAGCATAGAAGGGATACTTCTCAACCAAGTGAGTCAGGAACATATGCATATCCTGGTTATGATGCATACCCAGGTTGCCCAATGGAAAAATGTTAATCAGTTTCATTATGTTTGTCCTCCTTAGCTGCTTCGCGATTTGTGATTTCTCGGTCTAAATAGAAACGAGCTTTCTTAAGGTCCTCCAGGGCTTTTGCCTCTAGGGATTTACCCTGAGACTTCTTACGCCCAGCCCGTGCAACGTATTTGATTACGTTGCCCAGATTAAAATTAAGGCCCTTGTCCTCGATAAAGTCAATAGGTTCGATCTTACCGTTTGCATAATGCGTGGGGTGGTTGATTACATCGTTGCTCATTCTCCATACCTCTCTTTGAGCTTTTTGATATTGTGCTCCCAGACTTCGTCCAGGTTTGTGCCGTGAGCGAAGCAGCATGCTGTGAGATACCAGAGCACGTCGCCCATTTCGTCAATGAAATTTTCTTTGGTTGCACGTACTTGGTCTTTGGGGAAGTTGCGCAGGACCCTTTTCATGAGTCCCGCGACTTCTCCGGCTTCTTCAGCCAGGCCGAGGTGCAACATTAAACCAACTTCTTTAAAAGTTCTGCCTTCGTAATCACGAATAAGCTGTCTTTCGACTTCTTTCTGAACCTCGGCTAATGTCATCAGTTTTCGATGCTCCTTACTTTCTTAATAACTATGTTTGTTACAGGGAATACAACCATTTCGTAGATAGTCTTAAATAGTGCCTGAGTTGCTACCATTATAAGAATCTGACTGTAAGGCATTGAACCCACGAATGCGATTGTAATAAAGATTAAGCTGTCGCAAGCTTCTCCGAAGAGCGTAGATACTATACAGCGCAGGAATAGTGCAAAACCACCCTTACCTCTCGATGCATTTCTCATAGATACCATAATCTTTGCATTTAAGGTAGAACCTATAAAGTATGCCGTCAAGCTTGCAATAAGCATTCTAGGTGTGCTACCTAGGATAGTTGCGAAGGCTTCTTGAGCTCCGAAGAATGGCCCTGCAGGCAGTGCAATGGTAAGAGCGAAGTAGCTGACCATAAGCAGATTAAGCACGAAGCCTAAATAGATAGCCAGTCTTGCTTTCTTGAAACCATACACTTCAGCAAGCAGGTCGTTCACGATATAAACTACCGGGAACAGAAGTACTGCTGCGGGAAGACTGAAAGGTCCCAAGCTAAAGGTTTTCACTGCCGTTACATTTGAAATGAGCAGGCATGCGACGTATACAGTAACGAGTACCATATACAGGGGTGAGATTGTGCGTTTGTTGTTCATAATAATGAACCTCCTTTTGGATTTTTATTTTTTACTCGAGGTGTCCTCTCGAGCATTATGGTGAAACGGGAAATCAACCAGTGGCTGACTCCCGGCGTTCCTTAAGGAAAGCCTGTAGGGCTTTAGTTGCCCGGAAGCCTGAGCCTCCTGAGGCTGTGACTGCTCCTGCTGTTACCAGTTCTAGGAACATGTCATACATAAAATATCGGTCGACATCGAGAATCTCTCGTGCCATCTTCAAGCTGATAGTACCCGCGCCAATGAAAGTTTCCAACTTCGGATACTTTACAAACCACTTGAGCACTACATCTTTATTTAGTTCTTCCATCGGTTAACCTCCTTTACACTTCAGTCTGTTTAGCAATTTCCATTAAGAGCTTATCAGGTACATACGTGGCGTTCGACATAGGACGCAACAAACCACGTGTAATGAGGTCTGACATTATCTTAGCACTATCTCCTCTATCAATACCCAAAATTTCCTGGAACTGGAATCCTTTGAAACTGCTCGAGGACAGCAGTACGCGCAATGCAGGATGTACACCCAAGAGACCCCTGATAAACTTAACGTTTTCATTTCTCTTGGTCTGAGCGCGTTTAAATTCCTTGATGTACGCGCTATATGCAAGCGATTCTTTTTCAAGTGTTATACGTAAATATTCGTCAGCCCAGTTAAGATGTTTCTCATTTACGAGAAGCTTTCCATCGTATATGTCACCACACAGAACAGCAGTGGCGCAACATAAGCGCAAAAGCTTTTCGTGTACTGCAACACCTACTACTAAAGGACCGCCACCGTAATCTTCATTAAGCTTATGGGCCTTTTCACGTACAGCCTTTTTGAAATCTTTCGGGAAGACTACATCTTCTGCAGGTATACCCCACGCGCAGTTGAATAAGTCTTGCCACATTTCAATTTTAGGTTGCACCTCTGAATCAATACCGTCGAGAACGTCTATGTCTTCGCGCGCAGCCGTAAGTACAAGGTCGTATCGTGCTTGGTCCTCCGCAACAGGGATGAATTCCTGGAATGCGCCGTATCCCTTCCAATAGAAGTCGCCTAAGTTTCTACCCGAGCGAGGATTGGAAAGCCAGATAAGACGTGTACGAGCTCTTGCCTCACCCTTGACAATCTTGTTAAGAGTTACAGCACCGGACGAACGAGTTGAAGACAAGTCCTTGACGTCATCTACACTTAAACCTGAAGCCTCGTCGATAATCAGGAGGCCTCTGTCGTTCATAGGAATAGCACCCCAGGTAATAACCCAGCTATCACCGAACTGCTGTACACCTCCGATGACACCAGTACGACGAGCATTCTCACCATTGATGTAACCGCCCATTCCGAGCGCCTTCACCATTCGTTGCGCCATCTGAGATTTACCAGTACGAGTATCGCCGATTACCATTGTATCGAGCCAGCCTTTGATAATACCGGCCTGCCAAGGTATCTCCGTGATACTACAATAGGTTAATACCAGCGCACCGAACAAGTCAGGTCTTCCCTCGATTGCGAGTGCAGGCATCCACTCCTGATAGTGCCTCTGTATAAGTTCGGCCATACATGAGCTCTCCTGCGCAACCTTCCTGAAGTGGTCAAACACACTCGTGTCCACTACGGGCTTCAAAGCTGCGAGGTTTTCTGCCTTACGAATTACATAGTAGTTCTGCTGTGTACGAGGACTCGTAACACGACAAGTCTCGAAGTTATACTTGAGCGTAGCATTCAGACGGAAGTCGGAATACATGTATAGTCCGTATCTGCTTTCGAATGATGATTCATCGAGACCGTCTACGAAGCTTGCACTTTCCTGGAAGATTACTTTCTGTACGTTTGTATAGTCAACAGGTTCAGCCGTTACTGACTTGCACCCGTATAATTTTCTAAGGAATGTATCTTGAGTACTATCCGATGAATCAAGAAAATTGAGCATCTGGCGCGGATCTACATCAATGTATTGCGCTGTATCGGGATTATTGCTGAATGACAAGGGACAAGGCTTGCTACACGCTGCATTCTTACATACTACCTTGAGCTTTGTAGGAATAGTGTATATCTTAGGCTCAACACCTACGACACTCATTTTATTCAATTTGACCCAAGTATTAAGGTTCTCTGTAAACTCACTGTGTACAAGAGACACATCAACCGCCTCAACGGCTTCTTCTTTTTGTTGCACCTCAATATAGTCTCTTATATAGTCCTCGATGTCGCAGTTACCGTAGGTTTGGTAAAACTCTGTAAGGTCTTTTACACCTTCGGGAAACTCAACGATTTTCAGACTAGTGACTATGTTGCGCAACAGAGCTATATAGTTTTGTGTATTGCGGCTTCCGACGCTGTCCGCGTCTAAAACCAGGACTACGTCCTTATCTTTGAACAGTAAGATTTCCTCAGTAGGTATCGCACTACCGCCAGTACTTGTTACTGCATTAAGTCCCTGGGATCTACCTGTGATACAGTCCTTCTCACCTTCAACGACATAAATTTCTGACTCGTCGAAAGCCTCATAGGGATAATATCTCTTCTGACCCAGGTTCGCGATGTTTGTACACTTCGCATTATGTTGCCCCTGTTTACGTCTGTAAGAGGGCATGTACTTTCGTACGTTTGTCCAGAAGCCCGTGCGTCCTTTGACAGGAATCGTGATTCTTAGATCATCAATGCCTAGGCGCAACTTCTTGATGGTTTCGTCAGTCCATCCGAACTGATGAAGCGCTTCCAGCTCTTTGGGTTGCGACATAAGTGCTTCGTGCCATTTGTCAATCTGCTCCTCAGACGGGAAAGGCATATATCCTTTGGTTTCCCAGTAAGATACTGCGTACTTAGCTATCTTGACATTTACGTCGAAGTACTTCATTATGAATTCCTTCTCAGCGCCTCCTCCGCAACCTGCGTGGCAATACCACTCGCCTGTTTCGGTGTTGATGGTGAAGGAAGGTGTTTTCTCCATATGAAAGGGGCAACAGGCGTACACCTGGTTCTCAGTCTGCCTTTCATAGTTTAAAAACAGATCGTATAGCAAGTTAATCCTCCTAACGAAACTATAAATTTAGGAGTAGAAGAGGCCGGCCTTTTACAACCGGCCCCTTAGGAACTGCGCTACTCCTTAGCGCCCCTTAATCTTAGGCTTGGCCGTAGATTAGGCATGTACACGGATTACGCTGTCGGGTAAATCTTCTTTACGCGGTTAACGGTTTCTCCGTTGTACTGTTCCTGGATGATCTTAGCATTGACCGACATACCGACAAGCTCGGTAACATCCATCTCGACAACAGCAGCAGTGTCGATTCCGAGAGCATCGAAGAGCTCCTTAATCTTCCACAGACACTTGTCAATGAGGACGTAGTTGTCCCAAAGCTTACGATTGCCTTCGACGCCAGTTACGTCGTACTCAATCTTAAGCATAGGGTTGCCAGTAGAAGAGGTAGCCTCTTCAACCTTTGCGATAGTCAGGCCGTAAACACCTTCTTCAAGGGGTGCGCGAGACGGTACGCTACTAAAATCAAGATTCAACATGGGATCTCCTTCCGAGGGTAAGCTATTATCGTTGCTATCCTCTACCATTTTACGCCTGGGTGGGCTAAAATTTTATTTTACCGTCTATTGACGGTTGGATGCATACAAAATAAGCCCTCATACACTTTGGGGCACCCCGAGGACTCGGAGATGGCACCCTATTCGTATCGTTTGTATGCATTCAACTGGCAATAGACCAGTTGATGGAGTCAGAGGCAGGGGTCGAACCTGCATATAGGAACACCACTATCCACGACGAGTCGAACGTCTCTTCTCCTTCGTATCCCGCTAATGGAGGCACTACCAATTATGCTACTCTGACATATTTGGGAATGCAGGATTTTCACCTGCCAGGCTTACCATGCTGCCGTTGTGCTCCGGAGCCTGCGTGTCATGTGAGACAAAAACAAGGAAACAACCTATGCCCTTACGGGCTAGCGGGAGAGGTGGGATTCGAACCACACATCCAGGTTCACCGGGGTTGCTTTCGCCGTGCACGACCTACTTTTCCGTTAAGATACTCTCCCATATGTGGGGTGGAGTTAACCACCCCTAGAGTTTAGATTTCTTTGATTTTCGCGTTGAAGCCTTGCGACTTAAGTTTTCTAAGTACGAACTCGGCGTTTGAACGTTCATCATAAATGCCTGCCTGTACAAGATAACGCTTAGGTTGCGCCTTCTTAGTTGCACCACTATCTTCAATGATAACTTCTGCAAGAGCCTGCGCTGCGTTATCTGCAAAAGTCTCAGTAAGAATAATAGGTACATCTGTTGAGGAATTCATAAACCCTAGCTCGGCTAAAACGGCCGGCATCTTGGTTTTCTTGACTTCGTCGAAGTTAGCTTTCGCGAGAGGAGTCGCTCTATTACCCTTAAGACCTGTACGTGCAATTAAGGCTTTATAGATAGCGGCCTGCATCTCGAGAGATTTTGCTGAAGCGTTGGTATATACATAAACTACAATACCACCACCTTCAAAGGTTTCGTCTTCGGGAAGGTCCGCTGCGTTAGCGTGAAGGGACAAGTAGAAGTCTGCACCCCATGCGTTCGCCTCTGCAATACGCTCCTTAAGGGAGATATTAAGCTTGCCTGTTGTATCATCAACGCGAAGTATTTCGATACCCTCATAGTCAGCAAGAATTTTTTCAAGCTTATCGGCGATGCGATCATTAAGCACCCATTCCCTTGTTTCGTTAGGGTCGAGTGACTTAGTACATCTTCTGCCAGGAGTACCTTTATAATGTCCCGCGCTGATGACTAACTTATACATTTGTCACGCTTTCTGCTTCTGTAGGATAGTTAAAGATGGATTCAATGCTCTCGATAAATTTCTGATTGTCCTCAATAAGAGCGGTGAGCATTTCATTGTCGATGTTAAGCTCTGCAAGCTCCATCTCATGCTTTGCTTTGATATTCTCGACATTCGCCTGGGTTGCGCTCTGCTTAGCAACGATCTCGGCATTGACCTGTTTAAGGTTTTTTACCATATTCTTAATGCCTGCAATAATGTTTTCCGACTTCTGGCGAAGCTGTTCTGCTGTCTGTGCCATTTTCTTTTACTCCTTATGAAAAATTATTTTTAGTTACCTAACTACGATTTCCCAGTTAGGCGGATAAGCCTCAGGTGTATATACGTTGTTATCTACTTTGGACTTGTAAAGTGAGTCACCCCACCAACCAAGTTCGTCCTTGCTAAAGGCAAGGCCTACTGTGATAACCTCAGGGATGATACGAATACCATCTCTGTAGTTAAGATCTTCCCAGAGGGTAGGAGCGCTATCCGGATTATTCTCTTTTGTATCCCAGAGATCAACCGCTGCTCGTTTGAGCACACCGTTCCAATTGATACGTGTACCCGCTTTTACGAGCGAGCCGTCCTCCTTGAGCTTCGGGAAGAGTGCCGCAGCCGTGCTCGCAACCTTATCGTCAAGTGAGGGAACTGCGACAAGGACGGCTTTTCTCTGTGCTCTTGCGTTTTCAAGAATTATATGACTCATTCACTCACCCCCGTTATGATGTCATAGGCTTTCGCTTTAAGTGCCCTTTCTCTTGCTTTTGCCCTGCGCTCTGTCATCTCCGCTTCGGCTTTAGCTTTTGCTTTTTCTCTCAACTCTGCCGAAATCGTTTCGTATTCCTCGGTGGTTATCTCCACGACAAGCGGATCGGTGATAGTAGGCTCGAAATTGTAGGTTAAGAGCATAACGATTTCGCCGTTTTCGTTTAATTGCTTATAGTGTTTCATCGTTTATCCCCCCCTTAACCAAATGCGATGTAATTATATACGCCCTCGATGAGTCGCATTTCGTGGGCGTATTCGTGACTCGGATCAGCCCAAATTGAAACACCGTCGTCGGTCAATTCAACGATTAGATAATCAGCCCAACCGCCTGTAGCATTATTTTTGATAAAGTAATGCCACCAACAAAAGTAATCTACATCTTCGCCTAAATCTTCATCGTAATACGGGTCGTTATGAATACCAAGAGCCCAACCCGAAGAGTCTATCGTATACAAACCGCAATATGTGTAACCGCCATTACTATTGTTTAAACCGTCGTAATAAATAATTATTCTCGACGGCTTGAACGGTAAACCTGTTATTTTAAAAGGTGAGGGGGTATAAGTCAAATCTCTCGTCCAATCTGTGATTTCAAACGATCCCGTCGCGACTTTACTAAATGTCGAAGGTATTGCGTTAACTGTTACCTGAGAGAGTCCATCGTATCCGGTATCCGGCTTTATGGTTTGTGATGATGTCTTAGGAGTTACGCTCTTGCTCTGTAGCTTCACAGTTGAACCGCCCGAAATACTGTACACAGCATCTGCAAATCCTACAGACTCGTTCCAAACAATGCTGTTTCCGTGGCCTGCTTTTACTCTTATTGCATCAGCCGTTGTAGATAACGCATTATCAAGCATTGTAGCATCGACGCCTTTGTACTCGGGAATAAGTTCTGTACCTGCTGTAAATGTTCCACTACCTTTATTCTCATAGAAAGCACCGTTTATAACATCGTACAAACCAACAGTACCGCTTGCGTTCTTACAAGGAACGAAATCACGAACGAGCGTGCCGTTATCGTAAATCCTTGCTGACCACAATTTTCCCGATGCTCGGCGAGTCTCTATCGTTCCGTAGTTATTGATAGTGAGCAAGCACAGATTATAATTTGTAGTGAAAGTTGCGCTCGAACAAGTAATAACTTCGCTACCAATACTGACTACATTCTTGTTCATCACGTAAGTCAATCTTGCGTTGATGTCGAGCGTGAATTCTCCGCCAGCGTTATAGGCTGCATTTCCGTAGTGAGGATAGCTTTTACTACCAATCCACAATGCAAAAGCAGCAGCAGAGGAAGCCGCTGAAGCATTTCTTGCTCCAAACAACGGGCAAAGACCTGTTGTCATTGAACTATAATCACCCGTATTTTCAAAGTCCAAGATAAGTCTTGTATTTTGATTCGGTTTGAATCCCGTGTCGATGTATTGCGTTCCGCTACTCTGAATATATTCGAGCCTTGTATATCCGTTAGGAAGTGCCATCAGTAACTACCTCCTGACCAGGTCGGAAAATTAGCCAAAACGCGTGTAGCAATATCGGCTCTATCCGAATCTGTAAGGACATAAGCATCACCTTGGGGACCTGCTGGACCAGTTGGACCTTGAGGCCCTGTGGGCCCCATAGGACCCTGGGGGGCTATAAACTCAACTGTGTGCTCTTTGCCTTTTTCAGTTACGAAAATAAGTTTATACTTTGTACCAGCCATGCTTATACCTCCTCTATTCTAACCGCCACTATAAAGCCGCCATTCTCAACGGCATTTACAGCGCTCATTGCAGTGTTAACCGCTTCCTCGGCTCTATTAAGTAGGTCTACTATTACACTATATTCCTCAGTGTCAATAAAAGTTTCATCAGCAACTACAGCAGCCTCAACGTAAACGTTAAACTGCATGGTTGTAAGCTTTGCTACATCCGGATCTTTGGATACTATAGAGATATCGCATACAAGGGTACCTGCGAGTTCCAGCATCCACGAAGCCATAGGTATCTTTACAGTACCATCATCGTTTACAGTACCGTAAAACATATTCTCCGCTCTATCAGGACGCTCTACATTTAGTATTACTGTCGCAGTAGAGTCGATTACGATATCTTTACCGTCTTCTTGAATACGTACATTAAGAAAGCGCGAATTCAGATCGTGCTGCTTGGCATACACAGATTTTGTTACACCACGTTTGATAACGTCGGCATTTACTTCTCTTATAACTTGTACTGCCAAAATAAATCTCCTCCTTTGTGTAATATTGCGATGCCTTAACCACCTTATAGGCGGTAGGTTGCACCTAAGAGCACAAAATTAGCCGTATCGCATTCTTTTGTACTTGACGCCACCCTTGAGAAAGGGTTGGAGAGAAAGTTAGGGTGTCTTAGGTGCAATCTACTGACTATAAGTCAGTGTCTATACTTTAGTTGGACTTTATTTTTAGATTTTAATATGAGGGATTCTTCGAGTGCGCGACTGCGCTTGATTGCATTATCTGCATCTAAAGATTTTTTAGCCTTTAAGTAATCTGGGCACTTGTCGTGGCATCCAGGATATCTTTTAGTACTAGGGCAATGGTAACAACAATCAAAATAACCCATGTTTTACCTCATTAGTATTTACGAAGCTGGTAGTTTCTGTCTCTACCCAACGGGGGCAACGCCATTTACCTTGTGCTGCCAATCACAAGCACTCCGTATTCTGGTTCTCTAGTTGGTGGTACTTACTAGGGAGCAAAAATCTGTTTAGCTGTAGGATTAGGATAATCCTTACCAACGCCTAATCTGGTCTTCGCAGGCCATTTCTGCTTAGGCAGTGTTGTTGCACAGAACTTACCAGCCATATCGGTGTACGTATGAACTACTACATCGAAGTAAGCGGGCATTTCTGCGGTCATCTTACCGTGGATAGCAGGACCCTTGATTACCTCGCCGGTAATCTCATTCTTGTCGACCTTCTCCTGCATAGTGAAGATCTGGTTAACGGGCAACCCCTTAAGCTGTTCAACAGCCAACTTGTTGAGGTCAGTGATCATGCCCCAGTGCTGAATCTGTACGTTCTTTCTGAAGCCGATGTCAACACCTGCGGAAGTCATAAGACCTTCATCACGGCGCAACTGCTGCATCATGCTCCACTGAATCTCAGACCAAGTGTCCCATACAATCCATTCGAACGGATGCTCGATAGTTGCACCAAGGGCCTTAGACCACTCTTTGGGGTCGTTCTTCATAATGAGCTTGAACGCCTTGTCAAGATCTTTGAACTGGTCAAAGGTAGTGATTGTAATGTTATCCTTCATCTTCTGGGAGATGTCAGGTGCATTAACAATGGTTTTATACCCCTGGTCGATGTCAATCACAAGGACTCTACCAAGCTCGCCGAGCGTTCCGATCAAGTGAGTTTTACCTGTACCAGAACCTCCATAGACAAGAGCAAATACTTTGTCGTTAACATTAATGTTCTTATCGATTACTTGCATTAGTTTTATTCCCTTCTTTCTACATATATTATACCATAAATCGCTGAAAAAAGCAAGAGGACTAAAAGAAATTTTTTCAGGTTTTTATTTCAGCAACCTCATTTTTGAGACTGATTTCAGAGATTTAATGGTACACGGGGGTAACCCCTTACAGATTGTTATATGCGTCGAGAAGAGCCTTAAACTCGGGTGAACGTTCTGCGAACAGCTCTAGGGCGATAGTGTCCTCCAATTCCTTCTTCTTGCGCATCAGCTCCTTATGGAGTCGCTTTTTCTCCTCCTGACGTGCCAGCGCCGCTTTGTAAGCTTCTACATCTACAGTACCAACGACATAAGCCATGTCAGACTGCTCATACAACGAATCCAGAGTAGTTACTACACATACCTGGAAACCATTGATGCAGCTGGTAACTACAAAGTCACCCAACTTAGGCTTAGGCATATCAGGAAGGAGCTTATAGAAGTACTCCTTGGTACGATTATTTACTTCGACTTCACCGTTACGGCCTGTTACCTCGGGAAATCTGCAACCGATTACATCGGTCTCGGGAAATTTGATGTTTACCATTTCATTTGTCCTTTCTATTCTTTAGTTCATTATAGATACTACACAGTACGAGAAAGATCAGAACCAGTAGGAAGTTAGTCATTAGAACGCTCCGCCTTCTCCTCGAGATGGTCGGACTCGCGTACTTTGAATTCCTCCTGGAACTCATTGATGACTTCGTCCTTGTCGAGAGTCGCGTACATGTATGTCTCGCAGATGGTTCTGTAGTCACACATGGAGCAACCAAAGTACGAAGGACTAGGCACACCGGGATCGTCGTTAACAACGGACTGATGACATGCGCAACAAGTGCCGAAGAAGGCACGCATGAAGTTCTTCATATCATCCGCAGGATACTTGCACAGAGTACGCTGGTACTTAAAGTCTCTGAGGAGCTTCTTAACCTCGTTGATATAGATACCACCAAGGGTTACAGGCTCGAAGCCTTCATCGTTCTTGTGCTTCTCATTGTACTCCGCAACATAAATGCCGAGTGCATGTGTGTATACACGAGGCTGTTCGTCCATCCACATGAAGCTGGTATCACGGAAGTTCTTACAGGTCTTGTGCTCAAAGCCGTAGATAGCATTTTCCGCAACATCCAGTACGATCATATCGATCGAGCCACATACCTCAACATCAGGATCGATAACCTCTCCAGATTCGGGGTCACAAGGTACAAAGCTGAAGTGATGCTCGATGTCAAGTACCTTATAGCGATCGAGGTCGTTAGGAAGAACATTTCTGTAGTAACCAGGGATCATAGCCAGAAGAGCTGTCTCATTATCGCTGGTCATTTCCTTACGAACGAACTCCATGACCTTTTCAAGAGGGTTGCCCAGATAGAGCATAGCCAACGATTCGTGGAAGATTGTTCCCAGGGCAAAGTGAGAAGGTGTTACAGCTGGTCTCAGATGAAACCTGTTACGGCTTGTAAGAACCCACTGTCTCTTACAACTTTTGTACGTTTTGATTTCTGATACGTCGACTTTCATATTACGCCTCCTTAGCTTTTTCTTCCGACTTTTTACGCTCGGCATCGATCAGCGCCTGACACACAGCTGTGCGTTTTTCACCTGTCAGTTCAAAGGCACACATAAGAGCGTCGATTATTCTCGCATGGCTAAGAATATTTGCGTTAGTAAGGCGCCCATTGACCGATATTCCTTTGTCTGTAACTTTTATTACGATTTTACCTTTCATAGTATAAACTCCTCTCCGCATTCACGGCATTTGTATTTTCTCGGGTTGGTTCCCTGAATGTAATCTGTTTCGTATGAATCGCACATAATACACTGCGTCTTGCCATAGTGCGGATCATACACAAACTTATCGTGTGGGGGCTTACCTTGTTCTTGGTTTAAGCACCAATTACACACTCGGATACCATCGAAATAGTTCATACTATCTGACGGAACCCATTTCTTACATTCAGGGCAGTAGCCGTAGCTAAAATTAGTACCGGCCATTAGTTATCTTCCTCAATCTTAAGGTCGATACGAATAATGTTCTTACACTGGTAAACCTTAACGTTATCGTTAATGATTACCTTAGCGCAAACGCCTTCAAGAATATCCTGAACCGCGCTCGCAATCTTTATACAGGTCTCCTGAGAGAAATCCACTTTCTGATTTTTCATAATGATGCTCCTTTCATTTGATATTTTAGCAAGACTTTTTTATGAGTAAAAGATAGCCCCAAGCAATCAGCCTCCGTTCTATCATTAAACACAATTGCATCGCTTTAAGTGTGTTTGCAGTCTTAACTGACTGCTTGGGGCTATATTTTTAAACTACAGATTACTCTGCGTCGGTTGCTGCATCAGGATCAGCAGGTACAACGTACTCGCCGCTGAAACGCTTCTGGATTGCTTCCTCGATGGTAGCAGGTCCAGCACCCTTCATATTGAGCATGCTGTTAGAGATGCACTTAACAGCCTCGGAAGCGAAGGAACCGTCTGCGTTAACAGGACGAAGAACGGTGTGAGTGAGAGTCTGCATAACGATCTTGTATACGCATGCATCCTTACGGAGACATACATATGTATCTGCCTCGATCTCGAAGTTCTTGTACTTACGTACTGCAACTTCCTTACCGTCAACAGTGATCTTCTCGTTCTTGCCTTCGCCGCGGTTAGCCGAACGTCTACCGTCCTGCTCCTTGAGCTCTACGTCCTTTGCAAGAGCTGCATCGATAACGTCCTCGAGAGTGCCAAGACCCTTCTCAGGATCAAGTCTGCGGGTGATGAATCTGGTGATTGCATCCCAGTTGAAAACTCTTGCGTCGTAAACTTCGCCTTCCTTAGGCTGCTTTGCAACGCTGTAAATTCTCTGGGTAGGTACGTCGAACACGGCTGCGATAGCCTTCAGTGTGGGTGTGCCTTTGAGTTCCATAATTTCGGTGATGTTCATTTTAAATTCCTCCTATGTTCACCTTTAGTTCTTAGAAAAGCATTCTCTTTTCTTCTGTATATATTATACCATATTTTTGCGAAAAAAGCAAGGGGTTTTGCAAAAGTTTTTGAAAAAATTTTATGAACCGATGGACGTGATTATTTCAGTTCACCCGCCCGTAACATCTTGAAGTATACTGCTATAACTTGATTGTCCGACATAGCATTAACCTTATTGATCCAGCGGTAGCTGTTTGCATATTTAGTACGCTCTTTAAGAGCTACTCTCATTTGTACAGTAGACATACTTTAGTGATCCTCGCTTATACCAGCAGCCTTTCTATCAAGTTCTAGAAGTCTTTCGAATACTTCTTTAGGTATGCGTATATGAGTCAAACGAGTGTACATATGTTCTTTCCACCGCTTCTCACCGCTCTTTACATCTTCATACATCTCTACGTCTTCGATGTGACCGGTGACGACTCTTCCATAACTATCAAAAGTTATTTTCGGGTTTCTTTTCATTAGTTTACCTCCTCAGTTCTGACTTCCTGACTTATTATAAGGACCTCGCT